TCTCCAGTCCAAGAATCTCCTCAACCATCTTGGCAACGGCCTTGCCGGAGAAGTGCGCCCGCACACCGGGGTCTTGCCACAAGCTGCTATTAACAATGCCCATCAGGTTTTGCACCATTGTAGCCTGTGCGGCGAAATGGCGGGCACCAATAGGACGCAGCTTTCCGGAGGCCGTGATGTCAGTCTTGGTGATGTTCAAAAACTCCACCACACCAACATCATCGTCCATGACACGGATCAGGTCGGCCCCGTCCATCATGCGGCGGGCCAGCTCCAGCATACGATTGAGGGCAGGCTCAATCAGGTTCACCTCGAAGTGCGTGATCTTGTTCTGGAAAATACGCGAAGCCGCCATTTCCAGTGTCTGCACTTCAAAAGCTGTTTTCTCACCCGGAGTTCTGATACCCATTGCCTGCTTTGGCGCACCAGCCATCTCCTCCATCTTCTGTTCAAGGATGGCGATTTCGTTGTTGGCAGCAATTACACCGTTGAGATTCTTGCCCAGCTCATTAATGGAGCCGCCTTCTCCAATGTAGATTTCAGCTCCCGGCTGCCACGTGAATTCCTCAACATTGCCAGTGATGGCCAGAGGCGGGTGGACAGCGAGGTCCATGGCGTCGGCCTTCAGATTCTCAAGATGGTCGATGCGATATTGCATTCCCACCAGATTGTCCAGAGGCCCCATGCCGTAGATGTTGTCAGGGCGCGAGCGCCACGCCACATGGCCCTTGCTGCTCTTCCCCAGCCACGAGGGGATTGGGGCGACACGGACGACGTGCAGCCGGTCAACCACTGTGACAATAACGTTCTTAAGAAGCTCTCCAGAATCAGGATCGTGGATGCTTCCCTCAAACTCCAGAATCTCCACAAAGTTGCTCTGGAAATAGTCAGAAAGGGAACCAAATCCCTCAATGGCGAAGCTAGCCGCCTTGTTCAGGTCTTCGGGAGAGTAGCTGGCGAGCTGCTTACGCAATTCGTCCGCCTTCTCAATTATATCCCTATTATACCCCAATTCTGGGCGATTGTCAAGCTCTAGCTTCAATTCGCCGAAAGTTTTGATATATCGGCAGATTTTGTAGCTATCGTCAAACGAAGAGGCAATGGGATTAAATACGATGTCCTCAGGACTAATCCTGACCAGCTTCGGGCCAATATAGCCGGGAATGATTTCCCCTGTCTCAGCATCTACAGTGGACTCATTAACCCAGATGACATCGTAGAAGGCGTTGCCATAGTCAATGTAGTCATACAGGAGCTTACTGATTTCTGTACGGAAATTGCTCTCCCGGAGCTTGTTTGACATGTAGGCTTCAATGGCCCTCCGCTTTTCCGCAGTGGCGGAATCCGCAGAATGCCCTTCCCACTTCAGCCAATTGTCATTTGGGAACAGCGCCGACATATAGTTGGCGTGGAGATTGTCCCGAATCTGGCAGAGCTTGGGCAGGGTGGTTTTGTTCTTCCACGGCAGCGCCCCGACAGCAGTCTTGGTTGTGTCAGTGGCGAACACATAGTCCCTCAGCTCCTTCTTCTCCATGAGCCAAGCCCGCCTGTTGCTCTGTAGGTTGTCCCACATGCGGGCGATTTGGCTAGCCAGAGAATTCTGAGCAAGAAGGCTCGTAATCTCGGCAACTGTCTTCTTCATTTATTCTCCTTAATGCCCGATGAACGACACACCCCCGAATCGGGCGTTCACCACAATATTGTTGGGGTTGCGAGATGAGCTGCGGCGAGCCATCGGAGCCACAGCGATGTCTATAGCAGCCGTCAGGGCGTCCTTGATGTCGTCGTGAGGAGGCTTGGCTAGAGTGAGTTCCTCTTCCAGAGCGTTGATTTCTCCGCCCTTGTAATGCCACATCTGACGGTTGTCGTACTTCGGCTCCAATGTTGCAGCAACACGCTCTTCCTTGCTGCCCTCGTGCCTGCTAGGACGGTATTCGTCCACAATCAAATTGAGACCATGTGGCTTGATGTAGTTTTCCTTCAGGTCACGTACAATCACCTGCTGAGCCACCGTCACCTCACAGCGAATCTTCTTATACCCCCACTTACGGTAGGTTCGGAGGATGGCATCAAAGTAGTCTGCAATTCGATCGCTCTTGAAGCGCTCAATGTCCAGCACGTAGTAGTTGTGGTCAGAGTCCACCCCCACTACGACAAGACATGTGCTGTCAGCCCTCTTACTCAGGCTGAACGCGAAGTCCAGTCCAGCGAAGACGTTGAGCTTCCTGCCGTTGATTTCCCAGCCGTTGTCAGTGGCCTTCACAAACTTCCTGTCGTAGTATTGGAACTTGTCCGGACTGATGCGGGCGGTGCTAGGATCGTTAGGGTTGTTGTAATACTGGGCGTAAAACTGGGCCTTGTCCTCATACTCAGCCTTGATCCGGCTAAGGATGTTCATGTCGAACCCAAACGCCTTTCCGTCAGCGCGTCGAGCACGAGGCCACAGGAAGACGCCATTCTCCTCAACCACCTTGATGTAGCTGTCCCATACGTACTCCTCCCCGATCACTTCTCCAGTGTCGTCATCGTACACCTTGTAAATCTGCTTCAGGAAAGTGTCGTACTGATCCTTGGGGTGGTAGCGAGTGCCAACGCAGTCCATGATGGCCTCTGGCTCCTTAATGGACGCAATCTGGCTGATGGCCGCTGCCACCTTCTGCCGCCCGTCTTCCGTGTAGGCGTTGCCCGGAACCACCACGTCGTCCAGCTTCACATTCGTGGCGTGGAAGCCCGTGATATTTGTGGTTAGACCAGCCGCCTTAATGGACGGATCACGAATGCCTTCAGCAGCTCGCAGAGGATGGTCCACAATGATTTCAGCAGCGTTCCAGAGGGCGCGCTTGCCTTCCTCTGGATGAATCATCTCCGGCCAATACTTCATGTAAATGGGGCTTGTCAAAATCTGCTTCATGAAGTATAGCTGCTTCTCAGCGAGGTCGGATGTAGCAGATACATACAGGATGGTGCTGGTGGGGTCTTTGGTTAGTTCCCACACCGTCTTGTAAGCAATGAGCTTACTCTTCAGATGGCCTCGGGGCAGAAGCACCATGACATTTCGCTTACGGGAGCTACTTTGCCACCAATTAATTAGTTCCTCGTGGCAGGCTCCAAGAAGCAGATGAGGGGCAAGTAGCTTGATGAAAACAAGCAAATCGTTCTCTGCTGCCTGCCTAATCTCCTCAAATGTCAAACTCACAGAATCTCTCCTGATATATAAGACAGCCCAACCGAGACATTCACCCTGTATAATAAGCCAGAAACACCGAGACATCCACAGAAACTGTGTTTCCAATAGAGTCAGTCACTGTGCATCTCCAGACTGAAGAAGACTTAGTGTTCCGGTAGAGATTGGCAGACCATGTAGTGGTGGCCGAGGTGGGGGATTCGCAGTGGGCCTTATTATCTCCGCTAATCCTAGTCCATAGATACGTGTACGGCGGCGTTCCACCAGAGGCCGTCACCACCGCCGGGAAAGTGGTGAGCCACACAACAAGATCAAAAGGAGGTATGTCATTAAAAAAAACTCGTGTCGGAGTCCCTGAAGTTGTTGCAGAAAGGCTTCCGGGAGCACCTCCACCAGCGAACGTGATGTCATGCCAAGCATTGCCGTCCCACCTCTTAGCTGTAGTGATGTCCACCCAGCTAGACCCATTCCAACGCTTAGCTGTGGAGATGTCCTGCAACGCACTTCCGTCCCATCTCTTTGCAGTCATATGTCACCAAAACCATAGCGCCCCAGCGTCCCCAGCACCAAGGGACGGGGCAGAAGATTGCACGTAAACACCCCGCCTAGCATCAGCAAGCCTTCCAGACGTGATCTGGTCGGCACTATGGGTGTGCGTTGCCGGTGTGTAAGTGGCGGGTTTGTCAGTAACTTCAGCAAATGTGGGCCACCTAGTTGCGTACACAGGCACGCCTGTCAGAATATTCCAAGGCACACTGATGGGATCGGGGGCATCCAATGTGGCCACAAAGTCATTGGTGACAGCAACAACCTTTTCGCCGCCAGTTAATGCGGAAGCCAGCGTAAACTTTGTGGGAGAGTCCTCTACAAAGTCCGGAGGGAA